ATCCCGACGATTTCGGGAAGTGAAGGCGTACCTGATCAGCAGGAGCTAAAGTGGGCGTTCCCAGATGTGAATCCGGGGCAAAAGCCGTTTGGTGGTCGAGTAGTGGTACAGCTACGTCGCATAAAAAAGACAACCGCTAGCAAGATCATTTTGGTTTCCGAAACCAAAGAGACTGAGAAGTGGCAAAACATGATTGGACGAGTGGTGGAGATAGGCCCTTTAGCCTTCAAGAACCGCGAGACTATGGAATCATGGCCTGAAGGTAGCTGGGCGCAAGTAGGCGACTACGTCCGAGTACCTAAATGGGGCGGTGACCGTTGGGAACGTGCAGTCCCTAACGAAGAGGATAACGAAGATCCTGTCCTTTTTATGACCATCAACGACCATGAATTGATTGCGAAAGTCACTGACGATCCGCTTTCATTCAAGGCTTATGTTTAATCGGAGAATTTCATGAGTACTGAAGACAAAAAAGAAGTAGATTTGAGCATTGAAGAGACGAAAGACGGCTCTGCAGTGATTGATCTGCCTGATAGCATGCTTTCTTCTGAAGATGGAGACGCAATTACCGAGCGAAGCGCTGGTGGTGACGTATCTTCAGAGGAAGATGACCATCCAGACGACACTGATGCGGTGAGAGCCGCTAAACGTGCGCGTCGTAGGTCGAAAAAAGACCTGATTCGCAAGACGAATGAGGAAAAAGACGCTCGTTTGCAATTACTGCAACGAGAAAACGAAGAATTCAAGCGTCGTTTGTCAAATGTGGAGCGTGAGACTAAGAATAGTCAGATCGCACGTATTGACAAGCACCTAGAAGACCAAAAAGTGCGTCTGGAATACGCCAAGATGAAGCTATCAGAGGCTGTACAGGCTGGTGATGGCGACGCGATGGTGCAGGCGCAGTCGATGTGGAACGAGGCGCAAGCCGCGGTCGGTGAGTTCGCCCGTGCAAAGCAAACCGCAGAGCGTGAAGCACAGCAAGGTCGTAGTGATGTTCCTGTGGTTGACCCCACGGTGCAACGCAACGCCGCTGACTGGATGCGTCGCAATTCATGGTATCGCCCAGACACCTCAGATCGTGACTCGCAGATCGCCAAAAAGGTTGATGAACTGCTAGTTACAGAAGGAATGAATCCTTCTGATCCAGATTATTGGGATGAATTAGATAATCGCTTGCAAAAAGCATTGCCACACCGTTACAATGACAACACAGACAGTAATTCTGCTGTTAGAAAACCGAGGAACGTTGTGGGTAGTTCAGGTCGTGAAGCTTCAGCCGCATATGGTGGTAACAACCGCACACAATTCGTGCTCTCTCCTGAAAGGGTGAAAGCAATGAAGGAAGTGGGCGCTTGGGACAATCCTGTTCGCAAGAAAGCAATGATCGAAAACTTCATCAAATATGACCGTGCAAACGGCACTCGTTAACTAATACTTGGAAACCTATCATGACTGAATCACGTCTCAAAAAATCTCTCAAAGCTGGCGGACGCAATGATCGCGGAAGCGAGGACGCAACCCGTTCAGCCCCTGAGGATAAGTTCATTTCTACGCAGGAACGTCGCAAGATGTGGAGCGAGGAGTGGACGCAATCAGCCTTGCCAAAACTGCCCAACATGGATGGGTGGCACCTTTGCTGGCTTTCGACAACCAACAGCTACGACTCCATCGATAAGCGGATTCGCCTAGGGTACGTTCCAGTTAAATCTGAAGAGTTACCGGGCTATGAAGACTATCGCGTGAAGGCGGGAGAACATGTTGGCTATATCTCTTGTAACGAAATGTTACTGTTCAAACTACCTATGGATGTATTCCAAGAGATCATGATGCATCATCATCACGACCAACCTCGTGAAGAAGCTGAGAAGATTCGTGTTCAATTGGAAAGCTTGCAAGGTCAGCGCGACAGCAACGGTAAGCGACTTGTGGATGTCGAGGGTGAAGGTATTGGTAATTTTGATCAACAGCCAAGCAAAACGCCCGTATTTTCGGGCTAACCAAAGGAGTCTATTATGAGTTCAACCTCTGCTCCGTTCGGCTTGCGCCCCGCGTTCCACCCTTCTGGTCTGGATCGCGCACAAGCGCTTGCGAATGGTATTACGTCTGGTTATTCCAGCAACATCTTGAAAGGTCAACCCGTTCAATACGGTACGACCGCTAACTCTGGTACTCTCGGTACTATCATCGCCGCAGGCACAACTGGCGCTATCGCTGGTGCGTTTGCTGGTGTTGAGTGGACTGATACTACTGGTCGTCGCCGTGTGAGCAACTACTGGCCTGCATCTACTGCATACACCACTGGTTCTTGCGTAGCTTACTTCTACAACGATCAAAACATCGTTTATGAAATCCAAGCTGACGGTTCTATGGCTCAAACCACAATCGGTAACGAATTCAACCTGAACAACTTGACTGCTGGCTCGACCACTACTGGTCTGTCACAAGCAACATTGAACTCCGCTTCTGCGGCTGGCAATGGTGTGCAAGGTCAAGTTCGTGTGGTTGACCTCGCACCCTACGTTGACAATGCATGGGGTGATTCATACACCATCGTTCGTGTCGTTATCGCTAACTCGCAATTCTTCGGTGCTGTCACCGCGATTGCTTAATTTAAAGGGAGCATAAATTATGGCCGCCCCAATGCGCAGTACGGACTTTAGAAGCATCGTTGAACCTATTCTCAACGAGTGCTTCGATGGAGTCTATGACCAACGAGCCGACGAATGGAGCCGTGTGTTCCGTGAAGAAGATGGCATTCCCCGTAACTACCACGAAGAACCCGTCTTGTACGGTTTCGGCGCGGCACCTCAGTTGCCTGACGGCACTCCTGTGACGTACCAACAAGGTGGTGTGTTGTTCCTCAAACGCTATGTGTACAAAGTGTATGGCCTGGCCTTCGCTCTGACCAAAGTGTTGGTGGAAGACGGTGATCACATCCGTATCGGTCAAGTTTATGCACGTCACTTGGCACAGTCTTTGGTGGAAACCAAAGAGTTGTTGTCTGCTAACGTGTTGAACACAGCTTTCAGCTCATCGTATCCCGGTGGCGACGGCGTGTCCCTGACCAATACTGCTCACCCAATCGTGAACGGTACATTCAGCAACCAATTGGCTACATCTGCCAACTTGTCCCAAACTTCTTTGGAACAAATGTTGATCCAGATCCGTCAAGCTGTTGACAACAACGGTAAGAAGATTCGTTTGGTTCCACGTCAATTGATCGTGGCTCCCGGCAACATCTTCCAAGCTGAAGTTCTGTTGAAATCTGTCTTGCGTACAGGCAATGCAAACAACGACATCAACCCTGTTAAGTCTATCGGCCTGTTGGACGAAGGCGCGGCTGTGTTGTCACGTTTGTCTAGCCCAACCGCATGGTGGGTGCAGACCGACGCTCCTGAGGGCTTCAAGCTCTTGATGCGTCGTCGCCTTGAGAAGACTATGGAAGGTGACTTCGAAACTGACTCTATGCGCTACAAGGCGACAGAGCGTTACGACGTTGGCTTCACTGATCCTCGTTGCGCCTACGGTACACCCGGCGTCTAATCAAAAGCGGGGGGTTCGCCCCCTGCTCCATTAAGGAGTAAAGACAATGGCACAAACCTATTTCGGTTCTACCCTGCGTGCAGGTTCTGGCACATTGACTGACACTGTAGATGGCGGCTTCGTCGTCATGATGCAGACAGCCACTGTGACAACTGTGGCGGCAGGTACGGCTGTTAGTGTGACTGAAGTCCTTCCCGCATCTTCACAAATTCTTCAGATCTTTGTTGATCAAGTTGTTGATGAAGTTGTTGGTGGTGGTTCAGCTACATCTATTGCGGCAACAGTGGGAACAGTAGCGGCAGGTACTCAGTACATTTCCTCTACCAACGTTATCGCTGGTGGTCGTGTTAGCCCTACATTAACTACAGCCCAACTCTTGGCAATGTCTGACATCGGTACTAACACCAATGTCGTATTGACAATTGCTCCCAACGGAACGATCAGCACAACTCAAGGCGTTTATCGCATGACCGTTGTGTATGCTCAGAAAGTCTAAGGAGCGCCATCATGGGTCAATTTAAACCAATGGTCAAAATGATGACCACCGAGCCTTCAGTTATTCTAAAGCTCAAAAAAGGCGGTAAGGTTGCTTCGAAGGCAGACGGTGGCTACATGCCAATGCAGTCAACTATGCCTGCACAAGCAATGCCTGTTGGCAGAGGCCCAGCAGGTCTTGGTCGGGATACTGCTTTTGCGCCAGCGCCTATGAAGCCTTCACTGGCTGAACGTCGTAAAGCGATGATGGCAAAGCCCGTTAAGAAGCCTGCTATGAACCCCACCATGATGAAAGATGGTGGTGACATGTCGCAAGATAAAGCCATGATCAAGAAGGCTTTCAAGCAACATGACTCGCAAGAGCATAAGGGCGGAAAAGGCACTGACTTGAAACTGAAAAAAGGCGGAATGAAGAAGTATGCAACAGGTGGAGCAATTCCATCTGAAACAACTTCAGGTTCTTACGATACCACTTTGATGCATCAAGCCAAGCCTGATCGCTCACCCGCTAAAACTGGTGATGTGAAAAATGGCAATGGTGGCGGCTATAAGAGTGGTGGCAAAGCCAAGAAGTTTGCTACAGGTGGCGTAATTAAGGGCAATGGCGGTGGCTATGCAACTGGCGGTGTGATTCCTTCGGAAACCACTAGCGGTTCATATGACACTACTTTGATGCACCAAGCAAAACCTGACCGCGCACCAGCCAAAACTGGTGGAGTGCGTAATGGCAATGGCGGCGGCTTCAAAATGGGGGGTAAAGCATCAAAAAAAGCCTATGCTACGGGGGGAAAAGTTAATAGCGGCGCCCCCGTAGCAATGCCACAAGGTCGCAAGCCTGTTCCTGCACCAGTAAAAATCAGCCAATTGGCTGGGACATACAAAAATGGCGGTAAAGCAACCCCTGCGGAGGCTGTTCTGTTGAGGAACAACCGAGCAGAGAATGCATCTGCCATGCGTGATGCCAAGATGGATAGCAATCTGAAGTATGGGTCTCCCAAACGGATGAATGAAGGTGGCGGCACAACTGATATGTCCAAGGGTGCATATGATGCTCACTATGCCCGTGAAAAGGCTGAGAATGAAGCAGATCGCAAGATGATGACTGATGCCCTTATGTACTTGCCTCGCCAAGCCAAGAAGGCTTTTAATAGCCTTACTGGTCAAGGTGCGGTGACTACTACAGAGCGTGAGATCAGCAAGACTGTTTCTCCTCCTCCAGCCAAAAAGCGGAGCGGTGGTAGGGCTTGTTAAAAATTAGTAGGGGGTTCGCCCCCTACTTCCTTTGGAGAATTAGATGAGTACATTAACCAATGTGTTCGCGGAACACAATGACGCAACTGGCACAATTTACGCTGGCGCGACAAATCTTGCTGGTTATCAATTAGCCTCTGGTGGTACTGCTGGCGAGATTGTTTTCCGTGATGGCGGTGCATCAGGTACTGAGCGTTTGCGCGTGAACATCACAACCAATACGGCGGTAATTTCAACGCTATTGCCGGGCAACGGCATCCGCTTTACAACCGATATTCACGTCACATTGCCCGCGAATGCGGCTGTGACTATTTTCTGCGGTTAACCATGCCAAGCAAATCACCTTCCCAACATCGTTTGATGGAGGCGGTTGCTCACAACCCTTCTTTCGCTAAGAAGGTCGGCATCCCTCAAAAAGTTGGCAAAGAGTACGCTCGTGCTGATGAGGGCAAGAAATTTAAAGGAGGCGGTCTCTATGAAAATATTCATGCAAAGCGTGAACGAATCGCTGAAGGCTCTGGTGAAAAAATGCGCCGAGTTGGCAGCAAAGGTGCGCCAACGGCTGACGCGTTCAGAGAATCAGCCAAAACAGTAAAGAAGAAAGATGGCGGCCCTAGTTTGGCTGTTGGTCGTGGCGAAAAATTATCGGTAGATAAGGGCGCAGGACTTACACAAAAAGGGCGCGACAAGTACAATAGAGAGACTGGAAGTAACTTAAAAGCACCGCAACCACAAGGGGGGTCTAGAAAGGACTCATTTTGTGCGCGGATGTCTGGGGTTGTAGAACATTCAAAAGGGGACGCTCCACGCGCCAAAGCATCTTTAAAGCGTTGGAATTGCCCCGGTTGGTAAAGGATAGGTATGGCGTACTCTGGAACCGTTGGACAAACCGTCATCAATGTTCAGACATTGATAGATCATGGCGCTCGTCGGTGCGGTAAGTTAGCCGAGGAGTTGACCTCTGAACAACAAGTTTCAGCCCGCCAATCCCTTTATTTCCTACTGTCTAACCTTGGCAATCGAGGTATTCAGTTTTGGACAATCACCAAAAAGGTTGTTGGCTTAACGGCTGATAGGTACATCTATGACCTACCCAAGGGTACGATTGACCTTTGGAATGCCCTTTATCGCACCATGGATCGCCCTACAGGGGCTTATTCCACATCTGCTGGGGGTGTGATTGCCAATGCCTACGACAACAATGTAGAGACCATCTGCACTCAAACTAGTGCCAATGGGAACATTTCCATCAACTATGGAACTTCAAACCCTGTCTACATTGGCTCTATCGGCATCTTGCCCGCGGCTACTGGGACTTGGTCTCTCATTTATGAATACTCAGAAGATGGCACAACTTGGAACACCTTGGTAGACCTTTTGAGGGATGCCGACCTTCTTAGCGAAAGAAGGGTTGTGAGCAACCGCCTCCATCAAACGATGTTGGGAAGGTGATTTGCTTGGCATGGTTAA